AACAGGAACATTAAAAATGAAAAATTTTGTTTTTAGAACAAGTAGAATTGCTGGAAGTTCTATACAACCAGCTGCCGGCGGAGCAATACCAGAATAGTAAATATTAATATTTATATAAAAAAAGAACATACATGGATCGAATAACAGTACTTTTTCCTGGAGGATTTAAACCATTAACAGGCGCTCATTTAGAATTAGCAAACCGGTATGCACAACATCCAGCGGTTGATCGTGTAATCATGCTAATTGGTCCTAAAGAACGAGATGGAATTACTCGCGAAAAAAGCATTGAGATGTTTAATATTTTAAACGACAATCCAAACATTGAAATACAACCAACTCAGTTTAATTCTCCTATAATGGCAGCATATGAATATCTATTTGCATTGCCAGAAGATGCATCTGGTAAATATGCTATGGCTGCATCGCAAAAAGGAGATGATTACGCTCGTACGTTAGACTTTGGACCAAATGTATTAAAATATTCAACCATAGGAGATAAATCAGGTCGAACTATTAAAGCAAAGGTAGATGTTGCTGACAATGAACTTAGTAATATTAACATAGATCCATTAGCATATCCAGATGGCACTCCTATATCGGCTACAATTGTTCGAGATGCATTACAAAATAATAATTACGAAACGTTTAGAAAATCATATCCGCAATATAATGATGCTAAAGTAAAAAATGCTTGGCAAATATTAACAGGATTACAAGAGAATGTTTTTACAAAAGAATGGTGGACAAAAACATTGCAAGATGATGTTGACTCTGTTTTAGAATCCATGATGTTTCCTAAAGAAAAAGCTCGGCATTCCCATAAAATTAAAAAACTTAGAAATTTTTTAGAAAAACATCGAGGTAAATCTTTTGTATATGATTTTGATGATTTTGAAAAAACAGTTGTCGGTGCTAAATTACTAGAAAATATTATCAATGAAAACTATATAACCAGAGAAGAATTAGCTAGCATCGAACAAAGTGTAGATTCATTTTTTCGTAAATTTGGAATTGATGTGGATTTTCAAGGAAAGTTTACACACTTTATCGACAGGCTAAATGATCCTAGAAATGAAGCTCCGATTTATTTAGATGAATTAGAAGACTTTTTTCAGGAATTAGCTGATGAATATGGAGATGATATCCGCACACAAGTTGATCAAAATAAACCAACTGCGGTAGCATCAGATTTTCAGTTTGATATTCCTATACATATGCCGTTCATGTTAAAATGGGATGGTCGTATGATACGGTTAATTCCTAGGACCATTAAAAAACAACGACGTCGTTGGCAACAAAACGATCCTAATGATGTGTTGTATATGATTGAATCTGTTATAAAGATACGTCCGACATTAACTGAAGGCGGCGCAGCAGGACATATGGCACATCCATGGGATGATCATGGGTTATCATTTAATGATGTACGTGAAATAATTTCTAGGGCATTGTCTGGTAGATTGGATATAGAACAAGCAGTTACAGAAAAAACTGATGGACAGAATATATTCATTACATGGAAAGATGGTCAACCTGGATTTGCTCGTAATAAAGGCACTATAATCAATCCAATGACTCCTGATCAATTGGTTGCAGATTTCGAAAGAAAATATCAAGAATCTATAGAAAAAAATGGAGCAGATGCAGCAGCCGGATATAAATTAGTTGTAGATGCATTTCGTGAAATGTCACAGGATGTTACTGCCGCATTGTCAAAAATAGATGCAAATAAATTGAATGAAATTTTTAAAAACGGACGTGTATTTGCAAACATGGAAATTATTTATCCAGCAACTCGTAATGTTATTGCATATGATAAAGCACACCTACAATTTCATAATTTAGTAGAATATGATGAAAAAGGAAATGTAATACAAACTGACTTAACCGGCGGCGCAATGATGCAAAAAGTTATACAAGATGCTAATGCTCATATGCAAAACACATTTTCATTTATACCACCTCAACAAATAAAAGTTGGCCAACTTTATAATTTTGAAGATCAACAAGCAGCACTTTTTAATGAGTTAAATTTGTTGCAAACCAAGTTTCATTTAAAAGATACTGATTTATTAAGTGATTATCATAAAGCCTGGTGGAGGGATGTAATTTTTAATAAAGCAAAACAAGTTAATTATGATATATCCAATGATTTATTAAATACCTTAATATATCGTTGGGCAATGGATGATAAATCTGTAAATTTAACGGCAATTAAAAAACAAATTGACAATCCAGAATTCTTAAATTGGGTAATGGAATTTGACAAGAAAGATGTTAAAATATATAAAAAACAAAATTTAGAACCTTTTGAATCCATCTTTTTACGGTTAGGAGTTTTAGTATTACAAAATGCTACAAACTATTTAACAGCAAATCCATCTAATACCGTACAAACTATAAAGAATGAATTGTCACAATTAATCAAAGATTTGCAACAACGCAATGATCCAACCACATTACGTCAATTAGAAATTCAATTAAAACGTATTGAACGATTAGGCGGATTTGATGCGATTGTACCAGCTGAAGGCATAGTATTTACATATCAAGGTAATACATATAAACTAACCGGGGCATTTGCTCCAGTAAATCAGATTTTAGGAGTGTTAAAATACGCACGCTGATATTTATAATAAATTAGTAGGATTATACATCATGGCTGAAAAACATAAAAGCAAGTACAAAAAACCAGAAAATAAAAAATACAAAGCACGTAAAGATCTTAAAGACTATACGTTTGATGATAAACAAGGTAAATTGAATCCTAAGTCAACTGGCGATAAACAACTAAATGTTTTACGAAAAACTGATAAGCCAATACAAGATGATGGGAAACTTTTTCCGAAATACAATGATGACGATAGACTTTACAAAGATATCGAAGATGGGGACTATGATCCAAAAGTAGCCGCTAAACGTCTCAAGAAACGACAAGATACTGAGGAAAAAGAAACTGCTGATGTATTGAAAGATAAAATTGAAAATTTGACGCGAGAACAAAAAGAACGTTTAGTTCGAGAATATGTTAGACGTAAGATTGCAATATACATTTTAGAACAATCAACGCCTACTGATACAGAAGAAGAAACACCACCTGCAGACGCTGGAGCTACACCCCCAGCTGATGCAAGTGCAACACCCCCTGCAGATGCAGGAGCAGGAGCTACACCACCCACAGACGCCGGTGCCACTCCGCCAACAGATGCAGGAACTACACCTCCAGCTGATACAGGAGCTACACCTCCAACTGATACAGGAGCTACTCCACCAGCGGATGCAACTGCAACACCTCCAGCAACTGGAGGAGCTACGCCACCTGCTACCCCAACACCAACAACTCCAGCGCCAGCAGCCCCCGCAGCAACTCCAGCGCCAGCAGCCCCCGCAGCAACTCCGGAGGAAGAAACAGATAAAGCAATTCGTTTAAGTGCTGAAAAAATGGAAAAAGAAGGATTGCATGGTAAAATTAAATTTTTATCCAGACTGTTTAAATCTGCTACAAAAGCGTTAGATGTAGAGGATGAAACTAATTTCTATAAAACGTTACGTCAGTATTCTATACGAAAATTAAGTACAGTTGGAAAAGATGACGATAATAAAGAAGCAGAAACAGAAAACCCAGAATCGGAGTCTTAAAAAACTACATAAACAAAAAATATATGTCAAAAAAGTTACAAAACATTAAAGCCATTCAACAAATGTTAGAAGGGCAACATAAGTTTCAAACAAAGAAAACTATCGGATTTTCTGATGCTGAAGAAACAGCGGAAAAAAATCGTAAACGTGTTGTTGGAGATATTTGGGAAGAAACTGATACGGTTACTGGTATTACCTATGTTATTGAACAACGAGATGGATTTCGTATTAAAAAAACAAAATCGAGCGAAGTATTACAGACCGTACGTGAAGAACTTCGTTCATTTCCAAATTGCCGAAAAGAAACATGCACATGTTTAGGTAAACATCCATTGGATATTAAAATGCAAAAAATACATGGAATGTGTTTTGATTGTGTTATTGAAATGGAACATGAGTTAAAAAAAGAAGGCAAGTATGAAGAATATGAACGAAATAAAGTACGTGAAAATGCGTTAGCATGGCTACGATCAGCGGAACGAGATGTTGAAATGTTAAAAGAAGCATACACAACTGCATCTACATTTGTTACCAATTCAGATGGGGAAACGGAGCATTGGTCAGCAAAAATGACACCTGAAGAATTCAAAGAACAAATAGAAGACCAATTTGCAAAATTCAAAGAAAACTTTTTAAAAAAATTAAACGGAGAAACGGAACAAAATGAAAACAATTAAAAATGTTTGGTTATGGATTGTTGGTAGTATTGCTACTATACTAGGAATTTTATTTCTAACAAAAAAATACAATCAACACAAAGCAACACAAGCTGCTACAAAAATTGATGATAATAAACAAAAAATAGATAACATTGATGGTAAGATTGATGTTATTGAAGATCATCGATCTGATGCTATACAAACAGCAAAGCAAACTGCTGAGGAAGTAGAAGATCTTAAAGAACAACGAAATGATATAAACCCAACGGCTGCTGATACAAAAGATATTTCAGATGTAAAACAAGACATTTTAAATAAAACAAAACGACGAGGCAGAAAACCAAAGGCTAAATCATGAAAAAATTATTAGTTATATTGTTATTTCCATTTGCATGTTATTCACAACAAATTCCAGATACTTGTTTCACAGAAGAACAAATGCGAGATATCTTGTTTACGGTGGATTCTTTATACGAATTAGATGATTTAAATCAAAAAATTATTGAACGGCAAGATAAATTAGCTCGAGAATTAAATTTAGTAATTAAATTAGATTCCATGCAAATTGCATATCATACAGAGCAAACAAAACTTTTAAAATCAAATATTGATTTATACATCGAACGAGAAAAGCGTCTTCAACCAAAATGGTATGATAGTAAATTTCTTTGGTTTGGTAGTGGAATTATAACTACATTGTTTACCGGAGTAATTATCAATGAGTATTTAAAATAATGGCGCAAACACCAAATATAAAACAAATAATACAGCAACAGTACATGATGTGTGCTAAAGACCCTGTATTTTTTATGCGCAATTATTGTTATATTCAACATCCTAAACGAGGTAAGATTAAATTTAATTTATATGATTTCCAGGAAAAATCATTAGCAGAACTTCGAGATAACCGATACAACGTTATACTTAAATCTAGGCAGTTAGGTATATCAACACTATCTGCCGGATTTGCTCTATGGAGCATGTTGTTTGCAGAAGATTTTAACGTTCTTGTTATTGCAACTACACAAGAAGTAGCCAAAAACTTAGTAACAAAAGTGCGTGTCATGCATGAAAATTTACCAAGTTGGTTAAAAGGTAATGTAGAAGCAGATAATAAATTATCACTTAAGTTTCGAAACGGTTCACAGATTAAAGCAGTTTCATCAGCAACAACCGGAGCTCGTTCTGAAGCATTATCATTGCTAATTGTAGATGAGGCTGCATTTATACGTAACATAGAAGAAATATGGATAGCCTCTCAAGCAACACTATCGACAGGTGGTGGCGCTATTGTTCTTTCAACCCCTAATGGTGTTGGTAACTGGTTTCATCAAACATGGGCAGATGCAGAAGCTGGCATTAATGGATTCCATACAATTAAACTACATTGGACTGTGCACCCAGAACGAGATCAAACATGGCGAGACGAACAAACGCAGTTATTAGGTGAACGGGGCGCAGCTCAAGAATGTGATTGTGACTTTGTTAGTTCAGGTCATACTGTAGTAGATGGTCCGTTACTATTAGAATATGATGCATTGTGTTCTGATCCTATAGAACGTAGAGGATTTGATGGAAATTATTGGGTATGGGAGTATCCAGACTATTCTCGCGATTATACAGTAATAGCTGACGTTGCCCGAGGTGATGGAGCTGACTTTTCTACATTTCAAATATTTGATGTAGAATCGGTACGTCAGGTTGCTGAATATAAAGGAAAAATACCGCCAAATGATTTTGGTAACATGCTCGTAACAGTAGCTACCGAATGGAATAATGCTTTGCTAGCAATAGAAAATGCAAATATTGGTTGGGCAGCCATACAACCAGCACTAGACCGCGGATACCAAAATCTTCATTATACATACCGCGATGATGGTTATACAGATGCAGATGTGCAACTCAGAAAAGGTTATGATATGAAGGATAAAACTCAAATGGTTCCTGGAGTATCAACTACCGCTCGTACTCGTCCATTAATGATTTCTGCATTGGAAATGTATATGCGTCAAAAAACTCCGATTATACGTAGTAAACGGCTTATACAAGAACTATTAGTATTTGTTTGGTTAAATGGTAAAGCACAGGCACAACAAGGATATAATGATGACTTGGTAATGTCTTTTGCAATTACACTATGGTTACGCGATACTGCATTAAAACTGCGACAACATGGAATTGACTTAAACAAACGAGCTTTATCTCAGTTTCAAAAAACAAATCCGGTTATCATGACCGGAAAAAGAAATGCACAAGATACCGGCTGGACATGGAATGCCGGAGATGGTGATGAAAGTTTAACCTGGCTCATTAAATAAATGAGTTGGTTCTGTGCGTAGTTATATTTATATTAAAAAGAAAATATGGCGTCTTTAAGAAAACGTTTACAAAATCTATTTGGTAGCAATGTTATTGTTAGAGCGTATGGCAAAAATCAAATACGTGTAGTAGATACTAATAGATTACAAAGTGTAGGAAATCTAGCACAAAGCAAAGTTGCTGATCGATATACTAGATTACATGGTGCAAATAAACATCGTGTAGGAGGTATGGGTGGATATGATTCTAACTACTATATGCAGCAGAATCGTATGCAGCTATATGCTGACTATGAAATGATGGATAAAGATCCACTTATTCATTCCGCATTAGATATTTATTCAGATGAATCAACGTTAGCAGATCAATTTGGTGAAATACTCACAATCAAAACCAATAAAACAAATATTCAAAAAATACTTTACAATTTATTTTACGACGTATTGAATATTGAGTTCAATTTATGGGCTTGGATTCGCAATGTAACTAAATACGGAGATTTTTTCTTAAAGTTAGATATTGCTGAAGAATATGGAATAATTAATGTTCGTCCTTTTTCTAGTTATGAAATGGAGCGTTGGGAAGAATATAATCAAGCTACCGGCGAATACGAAATTAAATTCAAAAATGTAGGCTCTGAACAAATGACGTATGATGTGTTTGAAGTAGCACATTTTCGTATGTTATCTGATTCTAACTTTTTACCATATGGTAGATCTATGTTAGAAGGTGCTCGTAAAGAGTTTCAAAAACTAATGATGATGGAAGATGCGATGTTAATACATCGTATTATGCGCGCCCCGGAAAAACGTATTTTTAAAATTGATATTGGTAATATTCCACCAAATGAAGTAGACACATTCATGGAACAAATTATCAATAAAATGAAAAAAATTCCTCATGTAGATCCAAATACAGGAAATTACAATTTGCGATTCAATTTGAATAATATGCTGGAAGATTATTACTTACCAGTTCGCGGAGGGCAATCAACAACATCTATAGACACATTACCAGGAATGACATTTACTGGAATGGATGATATTGAATATATCAAAGATAAAGTATTAGCTGCACTAAAAGTTCCAAAACCATTTTTAGGCTATTCTGAAGCAGTAGAAGGTAAAACTACATTAGCATCAATGGATATTCGTTTTGCTAGAACTATTGAACGAATTCAAAAAATTGTTGTGTCTGAATTAACTAAGATAGCAATTGTGCATTTATATGCTCAGGGATTCGAAGGAGAAGATTTAGTTGGATTTGAATTAGAATTAACATCACCTTCAATTATTTATGATCAACAAAAAGTTGCATTGATGAATGAAAAGATAACGTTGGCTAATGCAATGAAAGATTCAAAATTAGTTTCAGATAAGTATATTTATGAATACATATTCAATATGTCTGAAGAACAATGGCTTCAAGAAAGAACCAATGTTATTGAAGATCTCAAACTTAGATTCCGACAAAATCAAATTGAACAAGAAGGAAATGATCCATCAGTTACTGGGGTTTCATTTGGTACTCCGCACGATTTAGCAACCGTTCATATGTCAAGTAAAGAGGTTGAAGAAAAAGATTTAGGTGGACGTCCAAAAGAAGGAATAAAATCTGGTCAACATAAAAATGAATTCGGATGGGATCCTACGGGTAGAAAAGAACTTCGTCAAGCATTTGATCCTGAAAATCAACGCAACGCATTTCAACCAGATCCTAATTTCAAAAACAATCCTACTATTTCTGTAGAAAGTTTTATTAGAAAACTAAAATTAAAACATAACAAAGAGGTCGGTATAATTACAGAATCATTAAAAACAACTCAATTATCAGAAACCGATAAAGATGCTGGTACAATGTTAGATGAAAACAACATTTTGTAATTGTAAACATATTTATTAAAAAGATTTAAGGCAACGAAACTAATCATGAAGAAACTAAAACATTCAAAATACAAGAACACCGCTATTCTGTTTGAAATGTTAGTTAGAAAGTTAACTTCAGAAACATTATCCTCGAATAAGTCAGTAGCAATCGATATAATTAAAAAATATTTTGGTAAGAATACTGAATTAGCAAAGGAATTGCATCTGTATAACACGTTAATTAAAGAACAATTTAAAACAGATGCACGAGCTTTAGATTATATTCGTTCAGTAAAAGCTGCACATAAAAACCTAAATCAAAGCGTATTAAAACGACAACGTTATAATTTAGTAAAAGAAATTTCAGAAAAATTTGTTTTTACAGATATGGCAAAAATACATATCAATAATTACAAAGTTTTAGCTTCTATTAACATGTTGTTTGAGTATGATGAATCGGATAATCCAAAACGTTTGATGGAATGTAAAAATGCAATAATTGAACATGGATTAATTTCTAATAATCGTGTTACTGTAAAACAAGATCAAGTATTAGAAGAGTTTCAATCACAATCTAAAGATATGCGATTACTTTCATATCAATTATTAGTAGATAAATTCAATAAAAAATATTCAGTTTTATCCGAATCTCAAAAAGGTTTGTTACAGAAATATATTACAAATGTTAATGACACAGTTGCATTAAAAGAATACATACAAAAAATTATACCTTCTATTAAACGTGAATTAGCTACACAAGCAAAACAAATAACAGATGCTGCTACTAAAATAAAAGTAACAAAATTGTCTGAAATGTTATGCAATGTTGAAACTATGAAAACTATAAAAGAATCGCATATTCTTTCATTGCTTCGCTATTTTGATTTAGTCGATGAATTAAAAGGAGTTCATTTATGAGGTCATTTCTCAAAGAAATAGAAGATAAATTCATCGAATTAGAAAAAGAAGACGATACTACATCTTCATATGAACAATCCGATGAAGAAGAATTAGATGAAATGTCAACAACTGGCGGTGTTGCTGGATATAACACTCCTGCAGCATTTGCATCACCTGGCCATTGGAAAAATAAAAAAATTGGATATGCATCTGGAGTTAATGAATCAGTAAATAAACCTCCATCATATTCATATAAAGACGAACGTTATCAAAAACCAGAATCTTCTGAAGAAGAATATATGGATAAATTTCCATTTGCAGATTCTGATGCTGATTGGCAACATAACAAATATGAATATCCATCTAAACCGTTAGTTTCGCGTCATAACTATAAAGATGAACCAGCACATAAATCAGTTAAAGCTGAAGTAGAATATGATTGGTCTGGTATAAAAAAAGGACGTGTAGAAGAAATGCTCGAGGCAAAATATGAACAATTAATAGAATCATATAAAAAATTTGCAACTGGAAATTCTAAGATAACACCCGAACAAAAAGTAAAAGCGACGATTCGGGAAGTAGCAAAACGACTTAAAGAAATTGAACAACTAGTTGAATATAATTCAAGATTGAAACGAGAATCAAATGTCGCAGCAACGAATTACGGACCAGGCGCACAAAAAGCATTAACAGAAATTTCAAATCGATTGATTAAAATATCAGAACGAATAAGAACATTAGGGGAATAACATGACAAAACAACTCATAGTAGAATATATGCCATTTAAACCGGTTGGGTCTTTAAAAGAGTCTAACGGCGATGCATATGGGATACCTGGAGGTTTTGTAGTTCAAGGAGTTTTACAAAGAGCTGGGGCAAAAAACCAAAACGGAAGAGTATATCCGAAACCGATACTAGAACGAGAATGTCGTAGATACCAGCAAGAATATATAGATCAACATCGAGCTTTAGGAGAACTAGATCATCCAGAATCGTCAGTAGTTAACCTAAACAATGTATCTCATAATGTTTTGAAAATTTGGTGGGAAGGTGATGATTTAAAAGGTGTAGTTCAAATTTTAGATACACCTTCTGGTAAGATTCTTAAGGAACTATTTCGAGCGGGTATCACATTAGGTATTTCGTCGAGAGGTTTAGGATCTGTTAAAGAGCTCAGAAACGAAGGAGTAGTTGAGGTACAAGAAGACTTTGAATTAATATGTTGGGACTTTGTATCTAATCCATCTACTCATGGAGCATTTATGCGCCCACATGGAGCATTTATGCATGCATCATATATGTCAGAATCAGTAAACAAGAAAACAAATAAATACGAACGTGTAAACAGCATCATTACATCTATTTTATGTGAAGATGGTAAATGTAGGATAATATAATGGATAGTCCAAATTTAAAAAGACTTTTAGAAATGATGATTGGTGAAGAAGATCAACCTAAATTATCACGTGAAGAAAAACAACAATTTTTAGCTCAAGTAAGAAATTTTAGTCAGCTCGGGCATGCTGTTTATGGCCGCGGCAATCTTCAAAATCTTGTGGGTAGAGTAAAAGATATGGTTGAAAAGGCAGAAAAAATAACTACTGAAAATAAAGATTGGTTTGATCAAGTAACTATTAAACGACACATGAAAAACTTAAATGCATCATATCAAACATTTGAAGCAACTGCAAAAGAAATGTCGATACTTCAACAACGTTTATCTGCTGCATATGAAGATATTGCTAAAGATCTTAGCACCTACTTTAAAGTTGGTTAATTTGGAAAATAGCAAGTAATTATTTATATTTAAGGTATATTACTAATGAATACACTTAAAAAATTATATCGAGACTTTTTTGGATTAACTGAACAATCAGCCCCAGCAACTAGTAAATCAGATCCTACTAAAGATGTTGTATTATCTCCTAAAGATGCTGCAGATCCTAAAAAAGTACTAGCAGCACAAAATATTTTAAAAACTACTAAAGGTAGAATACATATTGAAGAAGATATGATCGATGAAGCTGAACTAGTAAATAAAATTACTGATTATCAAGGCGGGGTAGAGATGTTATTTACTGATCCTGCGACTGCTAAACAAACAATGATTGATATTATTACATGGGCTAAGAAAAAAGGATTTGAAATAATTAACAAAGAAATATATACAACTAAATCTGGTACAAAAGCTGGATATATCTATTTTCGAATCGGAACAGATGTTTATAAAGATTCTCAGAGAATACAAGGATATATATCGCAGTCACCGGGTATCTCAAAATTTAGATTTAAAGTTAAACAATAAAATATATGATAAGTAAAAAACAAAAACAACATCAACAAATCGTAGCTGGAAATTCTTTAGCAGTAGCAGTATCTGGTAATGATTTAGGTTATGCATTAAAAACTTGGAAACGTAAAGTTAAATCTGCTGGCATATTAAATTCTGTAAAAGATCGAAAAGAATTTATTAAACCCAGTGTAAAAAAGAGAAAACAACTTCAACAAGCACAGTTTATGCAAAAAGTTTACGATCAACATTCTGTGTAAGTTATAGCATAACTAATTAAAAAAATTAAGCCCTAGCAAAAAAGTTAGGGCTTTTTTACTGGTTTTTCAAACTTGCTTATATTTATTTTAGAATACGCTATTTTATCTGATATAGCGTTTATTAGTTTATAAAATATTCTATTAAGATTTCAAATAATCTTATTTCCAAAAACAAAAATTTAAGGAGTAAAACATGGCAAAATCTGATTTGCTAAAACAAGCGATTGCCGATGCACGTGCTGTTAAAGAAACTGCACTAGCAAATGCAAAAATTGCTCTTCAAGAAGCATTCACCCCACGAATGGCTGAAATGTTCGAACAACAAATGGAAGACGAACTAGAAGGCGGAGACGAAGAAACTGCTGATGCTGGCATGGAAGGCGGAGAAGCTGAAGGAGGAGTTGAATGGGTTGATAATGATATTTCATTTTCAGTAGGTGGCGACACATATGATTATGAAATTTCAGAGCCAGCCGGTGGAGAAGAAATGGAAGCTGGAGCTGAAAAGGTTCCTGCAGAAGGAGGTGATGAATTCGAAGAAGGTGGAGAAGAAGATCTAAATCTTGAATCGATTATCCGTGAGTTGGAAGGTGAACTTGACATGCAGAATGAGGGTGATGATATGGTGACACCTGATATGCCAGATGACGAGATGATGCCAGAAGGTTATATGTCAGAAGAAGATCCAATGATGGATGATGATATGATGGAAGAAGGTGATATCGATACAATCATTGAAGCAATTCTTCGGGAAGAAGACGGTGTAGAAGAACCAGCTGATGAAGTAGAAGATTTAAAAGCAGAAGTTGAAGAAAAAGAAGAAGAGCTTAAAGAAGCTTATCGAACAGTTCGTCAACTTAAAAGCATCATCAACGAAGTTAATCTTCTTAATGCAAAACTTCTTTACACAAACAAATTGTTCCGCAATTTTGAGTTGAATGAAGGTCAAAAAATGAAAGTGATTGAAAACTTTGACCGAGCAGGTACAACTCGTGAAGTAAAATTAGTGTTTACAACTTTAGCTGAATCATTCAAACGTCCAACTAAGAAGCGTGTTGTTAGAGAATCATATGCATCTAGACCAGTTGCAACTACAGCTCCAACATATGCTCCTATTTTGAACGAAGGATTTGAATTAGCTGATAGATGGAAAAAATTAGCAGGATTGCTATAAAATTAAAAAAAAAGGAAACAAAAAGATGAGTATTTCAAATTTATTACAAACGAATGACTTCATCCAACGTAACCAAGCTAAAGCTTTGGTTAACAAATGGGAGAAGACAGGACTTTTAGAAGGTCTACGTGGCGAGACCGAAAGAGCAGGTATGTCTCAATTGCTTGAAAACCAAGCACGCCAACTAGTAAAAGAAGCTTCAGCTACTGGTACTGCAGCTGGATCTGAAGAATGGGCAGGTGTTGCACTTCCATTGGTACGTCGAATCTTTGCTGAATTTGCAGCTAAAGAATTCGTTTCTGTACAGCCAATGAATTTGCCTTCTGGACTTATTTTCTATCTTGATTTCAAATATGGTACAAAACAACCTGGATTTGATGATGACAACTTGAACAGAACAGGTAATCCATTTGGTTCTCCAAATGCAGATGACTCTATGTTCGGTGTTACTACTACATCTGGAGATCCTTCCGGTGGTCTTTATGGTGCTGGTCGTTTCGGATATTCTATCAATGAAACATCTTCTCTAGTAACTGCGGCTACTGGATCTGCTCCTACTGTGTCACAAGTTAATGCAGATGGTGCTTACTCTTCATCATTGGCACAATATAAAGTAATTACCATTAACGTACCTACTAATGCTGATTTATATGCAGTACGTTCTTTCACATTCTCTTCTGGATCTGCTGCTACTGAAATCGTTCCGATTCAAGCATTCTCTACTATTGATAGCAATTACACTGCATCATTTGTAGTTTCTGGGTCTGTTGCAACACAAATTCAAACTGCAATTAGTGCATCTAACTTCAAATTGAATTATAGCAAACAGCCTACTGATATTACCAGAGGTGACTTCGAAGACACAAATCCATTTAAAGGTACTGCATATGGTACAAGTGGTATCGATCAAGGTACGGATATCGATATCCCAGAAATTAACCTTGAAATGCAATCTGAGCCAATCGTTGCTAAGACTCGTAAGTTGAAAGCTGTTTGGACTCCTGAATTTGCTCAAGACCTTAACGCTTATCACTCAATTGATGCTGAAGCCGAATTGACTTCAATGCTTTCTGAGTATGTATCAATGGAAATCGATCTCGAAATCCTTGATATGTTGATTGCAGCTGCACCTACAACTGAGTATTGGTCAGCATTGAATAACAACTTCTGGAATTCTGCAACAAGCACATTTGTACAAAGTGGTGCTGGTGCGGCTACCGCAGTTGGTGATGGATATTACAATACACAAGGTGGATGGTTCCAAACTCTTGGTACTAAACTTCAAAAAGTAAGTAACAAGATTCACCAAAAAACATTGCGTGGTGGTGCTAACTTCCTTGTAACTTCTCCTGCTGTTGCAACTATCCTTGAGTCTATCCCTGGATTTGCTGCAGATACAGATGGTACTAAAATGGAATTTGCAGCTGGTGTGCAAAAAATTGGTTCAATCAATAACCGCTACACAGTTTACAAAAAC